ATACAAGGACTTTTAACAACATGGATTTAATACAATGGTTTCACCTAATAAGCGAAAACGCACTACAAACAGTAGCACAAATAGAGCAACTGGCGCAGGGGACAAAACAGAGCAGTATAAAGTTACTCCCGATACTGGAGCAAAACCAACTAAACCTAAATCATACGTCAGCAGTAAATAATATTAAGATTTTATTTACTGTTTACGCCCTGGTTGCGATTTGTATCAAGAGGCCGCAACTGTTAGCGGCTTTTTTTGTGTCTTGTTTATTGTTTGAATCTAGCTTTTTTGACGTGATCAGTGAGTCACATTTATATCTAATAACATTTATAATTTACAGTTATGTAATAACGTGCAACCAATTTAACAATAAAACTAAGTTGGCGTGTGTCATAATGTGTTTATTATGTTTAGTGTTTGCGTATGACGCAGCGTTTTATGGGATAGATGGATTTTATGGAGAGAGCAAAACGTTTATTTGGCATAATATCGAACGTTTCGCTATATGCTGTCATATTCTCATTATTTGTACGACTGTTGACGTCAAGCGAATCAGTAACGCTATCAAGTCTTTTTGTTATTCTATTAGCGATATCTCGCGCAATAGTGCTACTTTTACAATACTATGATAAAATAAATAGTAATTGTAAAAACAAGAGCGGCTGAAATGTCAACAGAAATTCAACAACTAATAGCGGCAATCAAGGAAGACCGCGAGAATACCCAACGGGCATTGACGAAAATGGAAAGCGCTATCAATAAAATGAGTGAGACGTTTACCACGTTTTATCAGCATATTGCTACTGTTGAGAATGAGCGCAAAAACACTGACCAGTTTAAAAAAGAGACACGAGAGTTTCAAGAATATGCAAAACCTATACTATCAAAGAGTAAAGATTGGCATAATATAGGAAGTAAGTTTTTATTAATAGCAGGCGGTATAATCATTACCAGCCTAGCTGTTTTATTAGGTGTTAAACCATGACTTTAAACGACAAGAAATATAACTTTTATTTAAGCGCTGGTATATTGCCTATGTCGCTAAATGATATGGAATTAGAGTGGTTACAAGATAACGGCGCAACTGCTAATAATTTGATGGATTGTTGGCGGCAATACCTAACAGCCCAAGGCTATCCTTATGGTACTTACAACGATTCATTATTTAGTTATTTAGATGGTCTTGGTTATACAGGCGCTTTGAATGATATGTTAAACGACTTTTATGCTGACACGCCGCCACCAGCCGGTAGAGAATTTACGCAAGAGTTCACAAACGAATTTAGTTAACTATGTTGAGGTAGTTATGGCAAAAGAAAACGGTAGGCCGACAAAGTACAAAAAGGAATATAACGAGCAAGCAGCTAAGTTATGCAAGCTTGGCGCTACTGATGTGCAACTAGCTGATTTCTTTAATGTGACAGAGAAAACATTAAATAACTGGAAGAGTGAACACCCTAGCTTTTTACAGTCCTTAAAGAAAGGCAAGGTGTTTTCTGATGATAAAGTTGAAATGGCTTTATACGATAGAGCTATTGGTTATCACTACGATGAAATAAAGGAAGAGCAGAGCGAAGACGGCATGAAGCGCACTGTTACCACTAAGCGCATACAAGATAATACAGCGGCAATATTTTGGTTAAAGAACCGTAGACCAGAACAGTGGCGTGAGAAAGTTGAGAATGACACGGTGCAGGATATTAATATTGTTATTGACCATGAAGCTTTAGGCATTAAACCTGATGAGTCATAACCTACCTAATGAGTGGGCGGCTAGAGAATATCAACAGCCTATGCTTAATTACATGCTTAAAGGTGGCTTAGACCGTAAGCGCGGCGTAGGCGTCTGGCATCGAAGAGGCGGTAAGGATTCAACGTGTTTAAACTTTGCAGCAGTAGCCAGTCAGTTAAGAGTTGGTACTATTTGGCATATGTTACCGACACAAGCACAAGGTAGAAAGGTTATATGGAAGGGAATTGACAAGGATGGTCGCCGCATGATTGACCAGGCTTTTCCCGAGTGGATGCGTAAAAAGAAGAATGAATCTGATATGTCGATTGAAATGCATAACGGTTCAATTTATCAAGTTGTTGGTAGTGATAACTTTGACAGCCTAGTAGGTAGTAACCCTATTGGTATTGTATTTAGTGAGTATTCTATCGCTAACCCCTTAGCATGGGATTATGTTTCGCCTATCCTGAATGAAAATGACGGCTGGGCTTTTTTCATTTATACGCCACGTGGCAACAACCACGGTAAAAAGCTATTTGATGCAGCTAGTAAAATGGATAGCTGGTATGCGCAAACACTAACAATTGAGAATACTAAACGCCCTGATGGTTCGCCGGTAATACGTCCTGAGCATATCGAAGAAGAACGTGAGATGGGTATGGCAGAGGAAAAGATACAGCAAGAGTATTACTGTTCATGGGAAGGCGGCATGGAAGGCGCTTATTACACAGCAGAATTACGTGACTTACAAAAGTCTGATAGGTTTGGACAATACCCGCATGACCCCACAAAGCGAGTGCAAACGTTTTGGGATATTGGTATTAATGACCAGACATCTATTATCTTTACTCAGCATGGCGATGACGGTAATCCGGTGATTATTGATTTTCTTGTGGGGCGTAACATAGCGATAACAGAGTGGATCAAAACACTTAGACAGTTACCGTATGATTATGATGAACACTGGTGGCCGCATGATGGGGCTAATCGTGAACAGTTTAGCGGCAAGAGTAAAGCAGACCAAGCAGCAGAGCTTGGTTTTTACGTTGAGATTTGCCCTAACCTATCACGTGAAGATGGTATTAACGCATCACGTGGTATGATACGTGTAGCTAAGTTTGATAAGAACAAAACAAGCAAACTGGTAGACGGCCTACAAGGTTACCGTAAAGAGTACGACGAGAAGTTACAGCGCTTTAAAGATAACCCATTGCACGATTGGGCAAGTGATATTGCTGATAGCTTTAGGTATTTAAGTATTGCATGGCGTAAGAACTTAACCACTGCCATAGGTAACAGAGCAGTTAAAAACATTAAATTTAAATGGGCGTACGTATGAATAACGAGAAGATAATTAAACGACTTGAGCATTTGACCTCAGAGCGAAAGACTATTGATAGCACTTGGCAAACAATAGAAAAGTATATTACGCCTTATCGCGGTCAATTCTTTGAAGACCAGACAAGTGAGCATGAGCAGAATTGGCGTAAGCGTGAGATATTCGACAGTACAGCTGTTAACGCTTGTCAGACATTATCCGCTAGTATTCACGGCTCTATAACTTCACCGGCTTTTAGATGGTTTGATTTACAGTTCAGAGTTGACCAGTTGAACCAAACTCAAGAGGCTAAAGAATGGCTAGACGATACCGCCGACAGAATATACAACGCCTTACAAGAATCAAATTTCAACTTAGAGGTAGGCGAGTGTTACACCGATTTAGTTAGTTATGGTACTTCGGTTGTGTTAGAAGAGTTTACCGGTGATGAGTTAACAGGTGAAAACATTGAGCTAACATTCTCAGCCGTACCGATTAAAGAAGCTTACTTTGAAGAAGACCATAAGGGTGGTATTGCTACGTTTTACCGTCGCTTAATGTGGACACCTTCACAAATTATCAGCAAGTTTGGCGAAGATAAAGTACCAGAAAAGGTTAACGCCTTGTATGCTAGTGGTAAAACTGACCGTATGGAAGTTGTCTATTGTATATGGAAACGCAAAGGTATTGATGATGTTGATGGAATAGTCGCACCTGAAAAGCGCCCTTATGCTTATCGCTACATATTGAAAGAGGGTTGCTTGGAGTTAGGCGAAGAGGGTGGTTATTATGAAATGCCAGCTTATGCGCCTAGATGGAGAAAGACCAGCGAATCAAAGTGGGGTAATAGTCCTGCAATGAATGCGCTTAATGACGTATTAACACTTAATGAGTTGGTTGAGTTAATCTTGCGTAGTGCTGAAAAGGTTATCGATCCACCTTGGGTTACTACCATGAATAACATTATGTCAGATTTAGACATGAGACCGGCAGGGTTAAACGTAGTTCGTGACCCAAGCAAGTTGATGCCGATGAATTCAGCAGCACGATTTGATGTTAGTCAGTTACAAAAGAGTGATTTAGTTCAGGCTATTCAAAAAGCTTTTTACATGGACCAACTACAGCTTAAAGACTCGCCAGCAATGACAGCGACAGAGACTATGGCGCGTATGGAGTTAATGCAAAGAACATTAGGCCCAACATTAGGGCGCTTACAATCAGATTTACTTGACCCATTAATTAGCCGTACATTAAACATCTTATTTAGAAGTGGCCAGCTAAAAGAATTACCTGAAAGCTTAAAGCAAAATGGCGGTGATATTGATGTGTCATATGTTGGTTCATTGTCACGTAGCCAGAAAATGGATGGTATAGCAAACGTTGAAAGATACTTAGGTTTATTGGGTGGTATTGCTCAATTCAAGCCAGAAGTGTTAGACTTATTTAACCAAGACAAAGCCGCGCGTGATTTAGGTGTTGACTTAAATATCCCTGCAGCTTATCTGAATAGTGATGAAGACGTACAAGCATTACGCCAGCAACGTGCAGAGCAGCAACAAGCACAGTTTGAAGCCGAGAATATGAAGATGGGCGGTGAAGCTATGCAAGCAGTTGGTAAAGGTCAGAAGGAGTTGGAAGGTGAGTAGCTTTGATGATTTAAAAAGTTTATATCGTGCGGTATTTAATACGCCGAACGGTGAAAAGGTTTTACAAGATTTACAGGAACAACTTAATCCTGATGAAATCTTTGTGAAAGGCGATGCTGATGAAACGCATATCAATCTTGGTAAGCGTGAAGCATTTATTTATATTAATCAATTGTTGAGGATTGATGATGAGTGAAGAAAACGGAACAAACGAAGCGGCAGCAGTACAGGCTGAAATTAATACTACTAGCGATTGGCGTTCAAGTTTACCAGAGGATATTCGAAGCGCTAAGGCTTTTGATTCTGTCAAGGATGTAAACTCACTAGCTAAACAGTTTCTTGATGCACAGTCGCACATGGGTAATAGTATTCGTATACCTGGTGAAGATGCAGGACAAGAAGCTATTGACGCATTTAATCAAAAGTTAATGAACAAAACTAGCTTGATGCAAAGGCCAGAAACGCCAGAAGATTTTGATAGCGTTTTTAAATCTATGGGCAAGCCAGAAGATGCTAGCGGTTACGCAGTGCCAGAAGACGTAACAGGAAGCTATGATCACCTTCGAGACTTAGCTTTAAGCGCTAATATGACTAACAAGCAGTTTGAATCGTTAGTTAAATCAGTATCTCAACTTGATGCTACAGCCTTAGAAACTCAGCAGGCACAACAACAAGAGAGCATTAACGGTGTAAAGAAAGAATGGGGTGCAGCATTTGACCGCAATTCTAGCCAAGCAGTAGCAGCACTTGAAGCAACTGGCGCACCTGATAGTGTTATCGAAATGGCCAAAGCCGGTAATGTAGACGGTCAGACACTTAAATGGTTTCATGCGTTATCGCAAAAGATTGGTGGCGGTGAAGGCTCAAACGCTGTGTCTGATAATGGCGGCAATCAAGTAATGACACCGGCAGAGGCAAGCGCACAGTTAAAAGAGATTATGTTGAACCGAGAAGGCCCATACTGGAAAACTACGCACCCACGTCATAAAGAAATACAAGACAAGGCTATGAACCTACGTAGACTTAGAGCAGGTAATGCCGCATGAATGTAGCCAGAAAGGTTAGAGACTTTGCTCAAACGGTTAATATAAACTCCATGGGTTATGTTGACTTAAATAATTGTATGGGTGAATTGCGCTTGTTACTTGCTAGGCTTTCTATTGAAAAGGAGAGCAGGTTAAATGAAAAAGCGACGGAAGATGCGCAAATCATACATAAAGAAGAGCTTTCAGAGCGTGAACTATTCGAGTCACACGTTCGCAAGGTTGTTGAGGGGAAAAAGGCACATGGATGAAAGCGAGATTTACTACGAGATACTCGCTGATTTTGTTCAGGATAAATGCTCATGCGAGTCAGAAGAAGCCTATATTATGTCGGTTATACGCGACTTGATGCG